ATAATATTTATTCCATTCCGCGCCATTTGTTCTTGCAAATCTAATTGCTTGATCAATTTCACCAGATACTATCAGCCTTTGGAAATAAGACTGTTTTTCGCGGTATTCCTCATAGTGTTCGCCTTGAATTCTCGCGGTCTCATTTTTGATTAATTCCTGTTCCCATTCATCCCTGCCTGAATAACCCCACGGCCTTTCTTCGGTGCCGGTAATATTGCCTTGTTCATCGTAGATATTAAACGAATTTGACGGCATAAAACCAAACGCGTCACGCACTTGCTGCATCGCGGTTTCAAGGTTATTCACATCGTCTATTTGTCTTATGAATCTGGCTGCCGCCTGTTGATACACATCGATTTCAAGAGCCTGGCGGTAAGCGTTTCTGCGTTCTGGATCGAGCCCGTTTCTTACGCCATGTAAATCAATTCTGTTATAGATAGCTTGCAACGTTTTCTGCGGCTCCCATCCTGCATCCATGTACCTTTGCACATCCGATTCAAAGTTAGTTTTCTCCCTGCTAATCCGCCATTTGTTTTCCTCGGCAAGCGTGTAGTTACGCGCCATTTCGCGTCTTTGAACTCTTCCCTGATCAAGCTGCTGCTGGTAATACTGCGAACCGTTTTTATTACCGGCAAGCCCGTGCTGCTCGTCGATTATATAATTTAATTTTGACAAGTATTCTTCAAACGCGTATTCATCACCTAACTCATCGGCGCTGCCGACAAACGGATTATCCCGAGTCCAGTTCTGGATGTTTGTCTGTATGATAGCATCATCATTAAAAAACTGCCTGTTAATTTCTTCCTGATTTTTCTTTGTTGCGTGATCTAAAACCTGCCCTGAAAACCTTGCTGCCGCGTTAAAAGCGTCCAATATTGAATTACTCATATCTACTCCTTTTATAAACTTACTCCGCTTAAAGCGCTGTTTAATTGATTTGTAATACTACTGTTATTTTTTTTCTTCCCCACGCTTCCCCATGGATTTTTCCAGTCGACTGTTTTACTCCAGCTTTCTATACCGGCTGCCATACCAAACCCTGACGCAGCGCCTTGGAAAATATTAGTAATATAATCAAGCGCGCCGGGTTTAGAATATTCCATCTGCCATTCATAGTTCGACTGCCCGAGGTTAGCGAGGTTCAGATTATAATCGTCCTGCATATTCTTTGCCTGTGTTTTGTAACCGCCCGGCTGCCATGAGGCCTCTTCAGAATTAATTGCATTAATACTCATGCCGGCGCTTGTAGCCAGCTGGTTTAAGTAATTTGAATTCTGTGTTTCCTGCATTTCGATATTACGTTCTAAACCCTGAGCGGCATACGAGCGAATCATTTCATTTGCGGCATTGCCCCTTGTACCGCTTGCGCCTTCCGCGGCAAGAGACTCACCGATGGCAGAGCTTGTCTGAATCCGCGCGTCCTGTATACCGAAAGCCTGATTCAATAGCGCGGAGTTAAAATCAGTTACGGATAAATCAACTTGAGTATTAAGGTTTTGTCTTTGCGTGTTTAATTGATCAAGCGCTTCATTTTTTTGTAAATTAAATACATTATCGCTGTATTCTTTACCGTACACGTACTGCTGCCATGCGGATTTTTTCTGTTGTTCCAAAGCTTCCTGTTCTTTTTTACCCTGATGATAAGTCGAAGCAGCTCCTAATCCGGCGCCAAGAATTGCTCCGATTGCAGGTATTAACCAAAACATTAATTTACCTCCGCATTTATTGATAATATTTTACATCTTGTAGGTTTGTCATGAATTAACTCAAACATTACATCGCGGTCCCATGTACCCGGGAATAAAGTTTTCCAGATACCTGTATAAGGCTCGCCGCAGGTAATAACGTCGGTTTTTTCATTAGGATACGCTTTAACATTTGGCATGTAACTATCCTGAAAGCGTATCAAAATATTTTTTATATTATTCGGTTTCATTTTATCGTTCGCTAATATGGGCATGCTTTTTACGCGGCTTGCGTATGGGTAACCGGCATAACCGTCATAAGATATAACTCCGAAATCATATTCAGATAAACTGACTGGAGATTTCACGTAACTGTCAAGATATATATTAGTATCTTCCCGCAGCGCTTCAAGGAAAAAATAATCTCCTCTTTTTACAAGCAGGTATATTTCATCGTAACCATTAACTCCGGGTAATACCGCAGCGCTTAATATTCTACCTTCTGTTGTAATCCTGCCCCATGCGAACGTCCCTGTGCTTCTTTCATATAAAAGCGTTACCGCGATTCCGTCCTCGCGCGTGATAAAAAGTTTTGTATAAGGCGATGATATAAAATCAAATTCTTTAACAGGACTTTCGCGCAGCATGTTTTCTGAAACAAGAGCCATGTTATTTGCGCGGAAATTATTATCCTGCTGAGGAATATAATATTCAACCATCGCTTTTTTTCCGGTTTGAAAGAAACAAGTAGCGTCGCCAATTGCTGTTCCCTGTATCCCGTCACTGCCGTACCTGCTGTTAAGCACCGCCTGCACATTAGCGGCATGTATCCCGGGAGGAATAATCCATTCAGCAGTTTCAGTTCCTACAATAATGCCCTTATTTACGGCAAGCCATTTAATGGCGTCATTCATATCGGAAGATATTTCGAATGTAAATCCGCAGTCAGGTGTAGGGTAGGAATCAGATTTTATATCTTTTGTATAAAAATTTACATAAATATTTTGGGTTGCTTTTAAATAATTAATTATTTTCAACTTGTATTCAGACGGTATATTATAATACCATTTATTAATCCCATTATCCTCTGAATGCAGAAGGTATTTCATTGTATTAGTTATTTTATTAAATATAGAATCAACAATTGAATTTAGTTCCTGAACACTAAAAGAATATTTTTTATCTATTTGAGATATAGTCTGATAATCACTGTTTGAGTTATTATAAATATAATCACCGTTATTTTTATTTATATATTGATGTTCATAATGCCTTCTTTTTAATTCATCTTCTCCGGCAGTTATAGTTTCGCGAATTAATAATTTTATTTGTTCATCATTTTTACCGGCAATATAATTATCTCCAATTTTGATATCTTTTTTATTTTCCTGCCATGAATACCATTCATTGCCATATGTTCTGTATCTGGTTCTAAACACAAACTGTAAATTATGCACGCCGTAATTAATGTAATATTCATTTTCAGTCCATCTTTCAAGATCACTCATTAATGGCCTGCGTGTAAAAGTAAAATATTTAAAATACCCTAAATTAAAACGGTTATTATACCAACCGTTAGAATCTTTGGTTTCAGCCGCATTATAAGTGTTAAGCTTAGAATTTATTTCATTTTCGATTCTGACTTCATTAAACAGCGCCCGGTTTAGACTGCCTTCGATTTCAATTTCGCTGCCTTCTATAGACAGTATTCTTGCTCCTTCCGGATAATATAGCGAATCAATATAATATTCGTTCATTGGCTTTACAAATTTAATAGCGATTTCCGGTATTTCAATTTCCAGTTTGCCGTCTTCTTTAATGCTTGCGTAAATTGATATATATTCTCTTACTTCAACCAGGAATTTTTTATATGTAGAAAAGTTATGAATATTATCGGACGAACTTACAAATATTCGTTGAGGATTGTTTATTGTTCCTGCAAAGATTAATCTGCCGTTAAAAAAAGTAACAGCTCTTGGAAAGTTATTTTCGCTTTTTAGTATATTATCATTAAAATAAAAATCATCAAACTCTAATATTCCATTCTTTAACTCATCTGCGGCTTCAATTGTAATATCATAATTAATTAAAAAAATGCTTATTCTTAAATAGTTATTTTCGTATTTTACTTCCAAAGGAGCATAATTCTCATGACAGAGAATCATTGTATCAAAGTTCTGAGCATATTGGACTTCGGTTATTTCAGATAAATTATTATAAAGCTGTAGACCAGTACCGTTATTAAAAACAGAAGGAGTATCATTAAGCGTACCGTTTTCAATTTTAAATACTGTAATAGTCCCGGGTGTAAGATAAAGTAAAAAACCCAGCGACCTGTTAACAACAAAGGGAATAATTCTGCCATCTCCTTCATCGAGCTTTAAAAGCCTTTCCATACCTCCGCGGCGTTTAATCCCGCCTGTCGGAATAACGTCAAAATTTTCCATTCTGGAAACGCCGCTGAAGTACTGCGGTATATCAATTCTGCCGAATAAATTTTCCGATAATTCGCCTGACGCGAAATTAGTTATTAACATATTAATTACCGTCTTTATATTTAGATATCCTATCTCCTAATAATTCCATTAGAAGAGATACAACAGCTGGTGAACACTGTTCAATGGGAACTGACTTACGGATATAAATATCAATTTGTTTTGTTTCATTATTCCAGCAGTATATTTTTTCTCCTACAGTTACGCAGTCTTTTGTCGGCATATTTACTCCTTACCCAAGCCCTAATTCGTCAGACCACCATGGATCTTCCTTAATTTTCGCTGCTTTTGATGAGCGGCTTGCGTCAATTGCTTCCTGTTTAACAAGTAACGCTTCCTGCAGTAATTGCATGTGCAATTTAGGCTGCTCGGATAATTTAACAGCAAGCTTGGCGGCAAGCTTCTTTTCGATATATTCAAAAAACTTAGGTTCGTAATCAAGCGCAATGTAATCGGGATAATCGCTTACGGGCGCCGGATCTTCCGGCAGCTCACCTTCTGCATTAATATCTGAAGGCTTGCCGGGGTAAAGAGTAATGTCTGGAACTGTCCACGGCTGCCCGGCTGTCAGGTATTCATTTCCAGGATTTTCACCTAACTCCATTGTTACAACTGCAATCGGCCGCAGCGCTTTACCATTGGAAACATAGAGCAATTCCGCTTCAGGATCATCGGTTAAAATCAATCTGTCTTCAACAATAAAATATTCATTATCCTGCAATTCAATAGGTTTTGCGCAGTCATAGGGAACGTCGTACGAATAAAGGTATTTTTCATTTTTTATAACAGGCCTACCTGTACGGACCAGCCTGTCGCGTTTACGGCCGCCTACCCATTCAACTTCAGATAACGCTTCAAGGAATGTGGATAGATAATAAGATTTACATATCTCATAACTTGTATTATCTGCATTGATATCCGCTTTAGTTATCGGAGCCTGCCCGATAGCGAATAACGCGCGGTTAATTAATTCAAGGTTCATGTTCATAAAGTTTTCAATTCCGCAATAGCGGCGTCTCTTGCAGCGGCCAGGGTTTTCACAACATCCGGGATTTCCGCATATAGATCGTTGTTATATTTAATTCGATCAATAGCGTTATCAATTTTTCCTAACCGATCTATTATTGTGATAATCTGATCGACTTTGCTTCCTTCAATTACATTAAAAATATCCATACAATTCTCCTCCTGTAAAATACCTGACTGCCTGAAGGCAGCCAGATTAATTCGCGATAATTTGATTACCTAGCCGGTTCAAGCACCCCGAAGGGGCAGCCCTCCTGTAATAAAATTATTACCAATTGTAAAATAAATAGCGTCAAGTGCCGCAGTATTTAATGTTTTTGACAGACTGACATATTCATCAGCATTAAATTTTATAATGAATGAAAAACTATCAGCGATTATATCAATAGTTATTTCCGCATATAGCGGCATCGCTATTGAAACCGTATCCGGTGTGACATCACAGAACTCCGCGATGTTTCCGAATAATACAACGCTAGGCGGAAACTCCTGCGCCGCGCTGCTGCCTTCCTGAGCCGGTATAAAACCGACCAGAACGACAGCCATCATAAAAATAAAAAGTAACTTCTTCAAATTACCCTCCTGAAAAATAAAGCCGGTTTTACGCACCGGCATTTTACATGCCCTATATTTCTCATGTAAAGCGGATGTCACTAGGCGGACTCTTACCATTACTATTCTTTTTTATCTTCCACCGGTTCGAAGTGTGGAACTTCCAGTTTTTCCACGGATGTGATAATATCACCTTTCCTGTGGTAATCGCCGCCGAATGTGCAGTCGCACTTACAACAGTAGCGATAAGTTTTCGTTTCCTTGTCAGCTGGCGGTTGTGTCTGCTGTTGGTTTTGCTGTCCGTTATTATTGTTAAATACTCCCATTTACAAACTCCTTACTTACCCAGGTAAGAATTGATAATCGCCTGAATCTTCCCTGTGAAGTTACCTGCGATAGCCGCTTTGAGATACCTGAACTTAGTTTTCGGAATGGGAAGTCCGTAACCTTCGTTGATCATCTCCGGAGTGACAGTGCCGCTGACAACGATGTTAGTATAAACGCCGGATTCGGTGTCACTGCCTTTGATAGTCAGCGTAATACCCGCGGCGCTTGTAATTGAGCCTTCAGGCAGCTTAAGATCAACAGTCATGCGTTCGGCTGAAGCTTCGCCCATGTTGATGGTATTCGGACAATCCCCCGCTGCGCTTAAAGTTCCGAAGTCGTTTAACGCGTCATAATGAAACGCAATATTCATAATTTATTATTCTCCTTAAACGAGAGCGCTCTCTTTGCTGGTTATGGCATCCATACGGCGGCAGCGAAGGTCGCGGATATGGGTGATCGGTTTACCCCAGGGGTCTTGCGCGGTGTACGCGACGTTTTCTTTATCCCTTGCAGCTTTGTCGATTTTCTTAAGAACATCGACATTAGAATACATGGCGTAAGTTATCGCGCCTTTAGGCAGCTTGTAGCTGGCATCGATAATAATATCGATAAGGTCTGCCGCGCTGATGGTCTTAATCGAAATGTTGACAATGCGGATTAAAGCATCCGGAGCTTTAACGGTAATACCGTACTGCGCGGAAAAATAATCCTTATACGCCGGGTATTCATTACCGGTATCATCCTTAACGTCCACAAGTCCGCGGTCTTCTCTTTTTATACCCACTGAGTTTGATCCTTTCGGATAAATCATGTGAAGTAAATCACGGCCAAACGCGCAAAGATAAATACTGGTTGTTTCGCTTCCGGTTCCATTCGCGTTAACGACATTTTCATCAGCAAGGGTATTGCGTCTGCGCAGAAGCCCTTCAAACTCTTCCGGTTTTCTTTCATCGCCGTTAACGATTGTATCAGCCTGAGTGAGTCCCATTCCTTTAATGATACCTGTCGCCTCGCTCATACGCGCGGCGTTTTGATTTCCGGAATGGATAATCATCTCCGCGTCTACTACGGAATATTCAGCAAGCATCGCGATGCGGTCCTGAATTGGTTTGGTCTGCGTGGCGACCTTACCGACACCTTTGTTATAGATGCGGTGTTGACCCATTGGTTTGATATTGCGCTGAGTCGCGATATTGACGATTCCGTTATTACACTCGAACGCCGGAGCGTCGATCATGAACTCGTTTGTTGTGCGCAATAATTCGATAATGTTAAAAGGATCAGGGGCGTTGGCGCGTCTTGCGATTTCCAGCGCTGTCATCTGATCNTTCAAATTCAATGTAGGCATTGAAATTCTCCTTAACTGTTATATAAGGAACCTCCATCTTCAATAGATTTTAATGAGGCACCCGCTCCACCGCCTTTAGAGAATCCGCTTTCCGCGGTCATTTTTCCGTAAGCAATGAAGGCTTTGATAATTTCCGGCTCCGCTGAAAGTCCCGCACCGGAAAGCAGCTTCGCGATATTCGGTCCAGCTGCGGTTAAACCGCGCTTCAGCATTTCCATGTTTTCTTTGTATTTCGAGCCGTATTCTTTCTCAAGCGCGGCAACGGTATCAGTTTGTTTCTGCTGTAAGCGATCATGGAGTGCTTTTTGATTTAACGTACCTATTTCCTGTAAACCTTTAAGCATCGCAGCTGCCTGCGTTTCGGTCAGGTTAGCTGCAAATGCCGCGGTTGCGTAAGTCGCGTTATCGCTGTTCTTATCCTTTACGAAACTGTAGCCGTCCGCTGTCTTTGGCCTTCCTGCTTTCTCCCAGAATTCTGCAATCGCCTCTGCTGTTGCATCCTTCCCGGGTAAAACAATCCCGCCTGCCTTGCCTTCCAGTTCAAGATAAGCCTTAGCAAAATCAGGAATGGATCCAAATTTCGCAAACTTTGCGGCTATCTCCGGATTGTCGCGCATGTCCTGTTTCAGCTGGTCTGTCCATGGAGCCAGTTTAGGTGTATCCGTCTTTGGACTTTTTACCTCACTTCCGGTTTCTTTTCCCCCCGCGGCATTATTCCCTTCAGGTTTTGCCGCAGGCTTTTGTCCGTCCGTGCCGGCGAATGCGTTGTTTAATAATTCAGC